GTTATATTAAAATCTGTAGATCCAATGGATTTATATGTAGATCCAAGTTCTAGAGATACTTATTGCAGAGATGCAAATCATATTATTATTGCTAAAAAGATTATGCAATCTCAATTATTACTTCAATATCCTGATTATAAAGATATTATTCTTGAAGCAAAACAAACTAGTATATTAAGTAATTACGATACCAGTAGAGATAATAGAGAGAATAATCAACAGATTGGTCCATATAATCGTGGAACTACTAGAAATGCTCTTGATGAAGACAGGGAATTAGAAGTTGCTGAAAGATATACTAAAGTTAAAACTCCAATGGTTCGTGTTTATGATCCATATGAACCTAGAGAGTATATATTTAGTAGGGAAGAATATGAGCAGTATTTAAAACGTCCTGCTTTTATTATGAAAAGAAGGGATATTAAAGATCCTATTTATTTAACTTCTAAATTAGATGTAGAAAAAACTAACGAATTGTATGAAACATTTGATGGTAAGTTTCATGAATACATGGATCCAAATACTGGGGAAGTAATACAATTAAAAGGTGAAGAACAAGAAGGTTCTATACCTAATTCTACTACAGAGATTATTCCTATATCTATTCTTGATTTAGTTCAAGATAAAATGATACAGGTTACTGAGATTAAATGTGATAGAATTAGATGTATAATAACAGTTGGTGATAAATTAATTGTTGATTATATGAAACCTATTGAAAATTATCCAATAGTTACTTTAATGAATCATCATGATAGAAATCCTTTTCCTCAGAGCGATGTTAGATTAGTTAAAGGTTTACAAGAGTATGTTAATAAAGTAAGAAGTTTAATTATAGCACATGCTTCTAGTTCTACAAATGTTAAATTACTTATTCCAAGAGGTTCTATGGATAAGAAACATTTAGAACAAGAATGGGGTAGAGCAGGTACTGCTGTTATTGAGTATGATCCAGAACTTGGACAACCAATAGTTGCTGGTCCCGTTCCACTTCCTAATGAATTATATAATAATGAAAGAGAAGCTAAAGCTGATATAGAAAGAATTTTAGGTATATATGCATTAATGCAAGGTGATCAAGGCGCTGCACCTCAAACATATAAAGGTACAATAGCACTTGATGAGTTTGGTCAAAGACGTATTAGATCTAAAAAAGATGATATTGAATCAATGTTAAATCAATTAGGTAAATTAGTTATTGAATTAATGCAATGGGTGTATACAGAAGAAAAGACACTTAGAATTATACAACCAAATAGAAGTCCCAGAGATGTAGAAGTTAATAAATTAGTATTTGATGATTTTACTAATGCAATTGTAGGTAGAATTAATGATGTTACAGTTGGTAGGTACGATGTACAGGTAGTATCTGGTTCTACATTACCTTCTAATAGGTGGGCTCGATTTGAATATTATAAAGAATTATTCCAACTTGGCGTTATAGATCAAGTTGAATTATTACAACAAACAGACGTTGCTAATATGGAGGCTGTACTTGAGAGAGCTGGTCAACAACAACAGCTTGTACAACAAACTCAAGCACTTGAAGAAGAAGTTAAAAAACTCAAAGGCGACCTTCAAACAGCGCAGCGTGAATCATTACATGATAGAAAACGTGTTGAATTAAAAGATTTTGAGGTGAAGTTGGCTAAACTAGAAGCACAAATGTCAGCTGCATCTCAATTGTACAAACATCGAACTAATGATCATTTGAAACAGATTAAAGAGGAAGTCAACATTATGGTTAAAGAAGCTGACAATCCTCAAGCTGTTATGAATGAAGAGTTGTTAGGACTCGATGAAGAATAGTTGCTGATAATGACAAACTAGGAGAAGAAACATGGAAAATGTAATACCAAATGAAGAAGCAGTAATGAACACAACGGATCCCGCAAAGGCTCCGATTGGTCAAGCTGGCATTACGCCAGAGGATCCAGCCATCTCAACTGGAGGAGATGCTGTACATCCTTCTGCTGAAACTTCAATAGGGCAATTAGCTGACGCTGATGCTGCTCAACAAAATACTCCAGTAAAACAAGATGCAGATCGTTATGAATACTGGCAATCTAAACACGATAGGACTGCAGGAGAGCTATCACAAGTTCAAAAAGAACTTGAATATTATAAATCTACACTTGGACCTGTTGCTGAAGTATTGCAACAAAACCCCAATGCGTTAGATAATTTAAGGCAATCTCCTTCCAATGAATCACCTGCTCAAGAGCAGAATTCATTGAAGCCACCGAGTCGTCCAGAAAAACCACATTCTTATAGCGAGGTAGATGCATACAATGATCCAGAGAGTGAATCATTTAAATATAGACTCAGTAATGATAAGTATAGAGATGATATGATAGATTATTATGGTAAAGTAGACGAATATAGACAAGAGCAGCAAGCACGTGCATATCAAGCTCAAAAGGAAAGCATGGCAGAAAATCAAGCAAGAAATTACGCTGTGCAATCTATGGGTTGGAATCCACAGAAAGCTGATCAAGCTATACAATGGCTACAAAATCCATCTAATGTTTCATTTGATACTTTATTTAAAGTGTATGAGATGATGAATGCTCCTGCAAAGGAACAAGTACAATCTCAACAAAGAGTCGCTGATTATCAACAAAGGGAAGAAAGAATGAAAGTTCCACAATCAACAGCAGTAACAAGTGGAACTCCTCAAGCTCCCAAAAATGATGAACAGATGTTTAATGACTCAATGCTCTCTTGGAAAAAATAATAATGTTAATCCCCCTGACCGAAGGTCTATTAAGACAGCTGAGTGATGGGAAAATAGAGAGATGATAAAATGGCAGCAAAAGATCTTAGCGGATCAGGTGTTCTCTATACGGATAGACGTAATTTTTACATCGATCCTCAAGTAGTTAAAGAACTGTGGACGGACGTAACTCCGTTTACTACTGTTATAGCAAATAAAGAAACTAGAACAGTACCAGATCCAATTTTTAAAATGTTTGAACACAGACAACCTTGGGTAGAACAATTATTCTACTCCACTGATGCAGTTACTACAGCAGCAGGCGCTTTAAGTGCCTCTCAAGGTATTGATGACGGTGCAGGTGGAATAAGTTTAAAAGGACTACCTGATTGTGGCTCAGTAGCAAATCTAGCTCCTTTAAAAGGCTTGATATGTGAAGTTTGGGCTAGCGCTGATTGGGCAAACAAAACAGGTACTCCAAAGGGTACAATGTTAGTATCAACCGTAGAAAGTGTCAGTGGTTCTGGCGCAGAAATAAAGATGTATAATATCGGCAATGCAGCAATAACAGGTGCTAATAATGATGTTTATGTAGTTACTGGTAATGCGCATGGCGAAGGTGGTTATGCTCCTGAAGCATGGTCAGATGAACTTAAAGTAGTTTATAACTCTTGTCAGATTTTCAAGAATCCTCTTGAAATTACAGGTACATTGTTACAAGCTTCTTTAAGAGGTGAATCATCTGAACTTGCTAGACTAAGAATGCAAAAATCACAAGAGCATAAGATCCACAAAGAACGTGCTTTCTTATTTGGCAGACGTAATGGTGGAACAGGATTAGGTGAATCTGCTTTTGCAGATGGTCTAATTGGTGCTGATGTTGATGAAACATTCGCAGATGATGGTGTTGCAGGTGCAGCTTATGATGGTTCTCATACTGGAACTGCAGGTTCAGGTGCTGGCAAAGTAAGAACTACTTTCGGTATCTTGCCTGCTATACTTAAGTATGGTGCTTCATCTGGTGACAATCAAAACTACTTTACTGCTTCAGAAGCTAGCTATTCATATGGTCAGTTCGTTGATGATTGTGAAAAGATATTCCAATATGTTCCAACATCAGGTGTTAAGAAAGCATTTGTTGGTGCTGGTGCGTTAGGATATTGGTCTAAAATAGCTGGTAATTCTGGATTTGCTGGTAATAATGGTTGGACTGTTAATCTTGGTGATATGAAAAGAGATGCTCTAGGTTTTAACTATAGAACCTTAGAAACACCTCATGGAATGATCCAAATGATACCTACCCCTGCATTAAGAGGTGCTTGGAGTAAATCAATGTTAATAGTTGATGAAGATAACCTATTCCATTCACAGTATAGATCTCCAATGTATCAAACAAATATCAAAACTGATAATGCATTTGATGGCGTTAAAGATCAATACATGTCGGATGAAGGAATTGGTATCACTAATATCAACTCACATTCACTACTTAAAATCACAGCGTAAGGAGGGCTAACAAATGGCTAGACCTTATATTGGTGGAACAAATGGTGGAGTTAAAGTAGTAGATTCTAGTACAACTTTACAATTAGCAGATTCTGGGAAAACTGTTTTTTTAGATGGTAGCGCAGCTAATGTGCTTACCTTACCTGCTGTTTCTAAAGGGTACGAGTTGAAAGTTATCTTAACAGCTACAGGAAATGCACCAACAATAGTAACTGATAGTAGTGCCAACATAATAGTTGGAACTACTTATAGTTCTGGAGATGATGCAGTAACTGCAGTTCAATCTGATGCAGATGCAGACACTATTACTTTTGTTAATGGTGCTATACCAGGTGACTATTGCGATTTAGTATGCGATGGTACTAATTGGTATGCATTTGGGTTTTCTGGCGCAGATGCTAAGTTAACTATTACTAAAGCTTCGTAATTAGTTTAACAGAACTAGGAGCAAGTCGTATAAAGGGCTTGCTCCGAATCTGTAACAAAGGAAAATTATGGTATTTAAGACAAGAATAGGATATTACACAGGAACAACAGATGGCTATACTGATGCTGAAGCTAAACAGTATATCATTGATGGTTGTTATGACGTATATAAAAAAATGAAATCTATTAAAGGAGCAGATGTATCTCAAAAATTTGGGATATGGTCTGATCCTGCTATAACTAATGGTAATGCTATAGATATAGATGAAGTTCATGAAATAGTATATGTTCAAAGAAATGGTATACCAGCTACTGAGGTTAGTCCAAATTTAGTGCATAAATATACAGATACTGATTCAATACACTATGCATCTGCTAACGATCCTGTATTTTATTTTCAAGAGCAGTATATGACAGTTAAACCAGCTCCTGATGGATCTAATCCATTGTATTATATATATTTACCACAATATGCAGTTACAAGTTATGATTCAGCAACATCATCAATAGATAAATTTCCAGCAGAATACTATGATCATGTGCTTATATACTCATCTATAAAAATATTAGAAGCATTAATGCATAATTATATAGAAGATGACGAAGATTCAGAATTAGCTCAACTTATGGCTGGAAGAGTTGATAGATTAAAAGCTCAATATAATGAAATGTTTGGGGGAGGAGAATAATGGATTTAAAAGAAATGATAGAAATTATAAAAGAATCTCACCCAGAGGTTTCTGATAATAGAATTATAAAATTATTAAACCAAGCAAATAAAGAATTTTGTGCTGAAACTAGAGTGTCTGAAGCTAGTTATACAGTATCAGGAAATACAGTAACAGATAAAACTTACTATACTTTAGACGATTCAATAATACAAATATTCGATGTGTACATAGATGGAGAAAGAGCACAAAGAATATCTGTTAAACCAGACAAGGAAGATGAGGATATGATATAATGGCAAAAGATAGATTTGGTTATCAAAACACTCCACCTTCTTACGCAATTAGTAATCCATTTAGTGGAAATAAATTTAATACAGCTAAAGGAGTACAGGTATTTGAAGAGCCTTCTGGCGAAACAAATCCTGTTTCTGAAGAAATGAAAGGTAAGGTTGTACATCCTTCTTCTAAAAATATTTCTGATTTTGGAACTGCTGATTTCGATGTAACTGACCATAATGAAGTTTTAAAATTACAAAAATCATTAGGGTTAAAAGAAGATGGTATATTTGGACCTAAAACAGAAGCAGCATATAGAAATATGGTAAATGAAAGAAGAGCAGCTCAAGGCAAAGATGTGTATCACTATGATGATCCAAGGAGACCTGAGCCGCCTATTCCTTCACAAGTAGTACCGCAAAATCCAGATCCAATATTAGAGGGTTATTTAGGACAAGAATATGGTCCAGAGGAACAACCTATTATGATGAGAAATAAACCAGAGGAATCTAAAAGTTTATGGGATATGATTAGAGGTATGTTCTAATGGCTGTTCTTCATAGCAAAGGATGGATATGGTGGATTGAGAGAGGTAAGTTAGCATTAGGGACTACATCTAATGGTGGAGAAACAGTAACACCTCCTACTTCTTCTACTGCTGGTAAAACAATCAGAGTATATTGCAAAGAATTTGCTAAAGTATATAGACCTGGAAGTGGTGATGATGCAGCAGAATTTAGTTCAGGTTCTAGTATAGCATTAAATGAATATTCTAAATTACCTGCTCAATTTCATGAAGCATTAATAGCAAAAGCAATGGAGAAGTTATACAGAAAAGATGTAGAAGGTATTCAAATTGCTGAATATTGGAGAAAAGTTTATAAAGATTTTGTTATAGATGCTAAGAAATATGCTAATACAAATAGATTAGATTCAGGATTTACAGTCAATCAATACGATATGTAGGGGCTTAGATGGCTACGTGGAATAGAGATGATTCAGATTTAACAATAGCAACTGGTATAGGATCTACAACAATAGGTTCTAATTTAACTCTTTCTGCTAATGAGTTAGATGTAGCATCGGGAAATTTAACTATAGATGTTGCGGGTGGATTTATTCTCGATACAAGTACAGGGTCTGTTGATTTTAAAAAAGATGGTAATACATTTATTAGTATAGATGAAACAGCTTCTGGAGCATCAGTCATTTACAATGATGAAAGTAAATTCTTAAAAATAGCAGCTAGTGGTGTTTTAAACTTAACATCTGAAAATTCTTATATAAATTTAAATACTGAAGATGGTAATATAGATTTATTAAAAGGTGCAGGAGGAAATAAATTTGGAAGAATTTTAGAATCATCAGGTGAATTAGTTATTCAATCTGGCTCTACCCCTACAACAGCATTGACATTTTCTGGTGCTAACTCTACATTCGCTGGAACAGTAACAGCAGGATATTTATCATTAGATAATATGTCTTTTAATAATAATGTTATTGCTTGTAGCGGTGCTGCTTTAAACCTAGACTCATCCTCTACTATTATATTAGACGCAGATGATCCAAATGTAATATTTAAAGATGCAGGAGTAGAATGGTTTAGAATTAAACAAGATGGAACAACACGTTTAAAATCAAATAGTGCTATAACTATAGAGGCTAATAATTATTTATATTTAAATCAGGGAGATGATGATAAGTTAAAATTCACTATTACGGATGATTTTTTCATAGAAACTCTACAAGGTAACTTAGAATTTGATTCCATAGGTGAAATTACTTTAGATGCACATACTGATATAACATTAGATGCTAATGGCGGTGATATATTCTTAAAGGATAATGGATCTACATTTGGTTCCTTAACTAATAATTCAGGTAATCTTATAATTAAATCAGGAACAACAACTGCTTTAACATTTGCTGGTTCGAATGTTACTTTAGCAGGTTCTTTGCAGTTAGGGGGAAACATAAATATACAACCTCCATCAGGAGACGGTTCTTCTGAAGATTTTTTAGTTATTGATACTGGAGATGATACTGTTAAGAAAAGAAGTGCTGCTCAAGTTAGAACTGATTTAGGTATAGCTGATTCTGAAATAATTGACTGGACAGTAGATCAAGGCGGAACTAATATACACGCAGGTAATTACGATAACACACAGTTAACTACAGAAGAAGTTCAAGATATTGTAGGGGCTATGTTTTCAGGAAATACTGAAACAAGAATATCAGCTACTTATCAAGATGACGATGGTACCGTTGATTTAGTTGTAGATGATATGAGTAATGTAACTGGTGATAATGGTAACGCAGCAATATATGATAATAGTGGAACACCAGCATTTAAGTCTGGTATAACAAAAGCTGAAGTTTTATCTTTATTAAATGTAGCAGATGGTGCAGAAGTTAATGTAAATGCTGATTGGAATTCTAGTTCTGGTGATAGCCAAATATTAAATAAACCTACTTTAGTAACTGCTTTAAATGGTTTATCTGATGTTACTTATTCATCTGGTGATTTAACAATTTCTGGTTTAGATAAAATTATATCAGGTAGTTTAGATTTTGATTCAAGTGGACATATAAATTTCGATGGGTGTGCAGCAGGTTTTACTAGAACTACTTATGCAGATGCAGCGGATGTAGAAGTTGATTTTACTACAGGAAATAAAGCTCATTTAGATATGACAGGTGGTAGTATAACA